TTGAGTCGGGAACAATGCCATTTGACCTTCAGACCAACCATAATTACACCATTCCGCACCACTATTATATGCGTCTTCTACTTCACTATATGTCGCTAAACGTGCTCCCTGTGCTTGACATAACGTTTTCGCATCGTCATAATTGAAATAATTACCGGGAATATTAAATACTTCTTCTTTCATAACGGGTTTTCTAATTCTTGGAAAACCTTTTTTATCATCTTCTTTTTTTTCTTTTTCTACCACTTTAATATCTATTTGCGGATTTTGACCAAATAAATCTTTTAATTTCGCAACAATATCGACCCCAAAGTAGTATTGAACACCGTTAATCAATAATAAAATAATGAAAATGATTATAATTAGAACAGTAAGGAAATTAGTAATAAATGACGAGGTTGAAGAAGATTTATTTGTGGCGGTGTTTGACAATGAAGCACTATCTGGAGTGGATGACGAATTAGAACCTAACCCAATTGAACTGAATATACCTTCTTCTAAAGAATTAGATGATGAACCAGATGAAGATGACATATTTGAATTACTATTAAATATACTTGAGTTATTATTTTTTCCTAAACTTAAAAAAAACACAAAATATAAAACAATCACCAGGGCAAATATACCAAGTATGACAGGATTCATAAAAAAAGAATTTATATAGTTATACATATTTTCTGGTTGAACGGTTGAACTTGTAGTTACCTCCATAATATTATTGAATAGTTTTTTTTCGGTAGAATAAACAATATGCTTTTGGCGTGATTAATTCATTTAAATTGGTTACTTCATTTACAAATTGGTCATTGATATGATACCATTTACCATTTGCATTTTTTATAAACGCAGTATAATGACCGCCCTGTGATACTCCGCTATGATTACAAATTCCATATAAATCATAAATATAAGACTCTTTTTTATATCCAATTACATAATCTCGTAAATCCAAATTTTCTAAAGGAAATGATACTAAAATTTGATTTTTACGATTATTTGAATGAAAACGTTTTATATCAATCACTAAAATACTTGGCAAACTCCAATACACAATTTCTTTTTGAACATTTTGTTTTAACTTTGTATTTTCATTATACCACGCGTTTTCCCCATCAAGCGTTTCACCTTTTACATAATGATCAAAACAATCAATCAATGACGGTGATTTTGTGTGAGATGGTATTGATAAATCAATCATGAAAAATGGTTCGGGTGTAGACGTCAAAATTTCTTCGCTTACTAAATCCTTAATTTGTGATACATGTATACCATAAAACATGTTCCATATTTCAGAATATTCTTTAGAATACATGTTTTTAATCATATCAAAGCATTGAACCGCCAATTTATCCGTTGTATTGACAACCTCACCATTGATTGACATATTTACTTCCCTAGATAAACCCGTATGAAAACAATCCACTACAAATAATAAAAATTCAGGTAAATCATTTTGATTATAACCTGTAAACAAATCCATTTTTTTGATTTGTGCCAATTTTTGTATTGTTTTAATGAATTTTCCTGGACTCACCACACAATTAGTCTCCCACATGAGTGCTCGTAAATTATCCCATTCGACTAATAAGGCCGACTCATATTTATTTTTTAAACGCATTTTGTAATAAGAACCACCTTCTTTTGTTAAAAAATCATTCAACTCATATGTATGTGATAATACTTGCATACATGAATTTATGAAACACGTGTTACCTAAATTCGTAAGACCCGAAAGTCCCTTGTTACTGTAATTTTCAAAATTCATTATTATAATTTACAATTATATATTACTATTAAAATACGTTTAAATGTATTTTTTTGTTATTTAATAATAAATGTCAGAAAGAGATTTTTACGGTAGAAGATTGAATCGTTTGAATTTATTAAATAACAATGACCGCTTTATATTGAATATATACCTCGAAATGTATAATCAAACAATTCATGATATAAATATTATGTACGAAGATATTGATTTAATGTATGAAAATATAAGTGAATTAAGAAATATAATCAATAGCATAACGGGTGTTTCTGATATGACCGATGATAGAAATATGAATACACATATAGATAGAGGGCGTGTTAGAAGTAGAAGTGGAAACGATCAAGGTGAAAATATACGACGTCAAAGAAGAAGAACTGACAATGGTGAAAGTTTATATGATAATATTCATGATATATTTCATAGCGCGAATCGTTCTACTGGTTATGATAGAAGAACGAGCACGATTCCAAATTTATTTCAACGTTTAAATGGTCAACAATCAATTCATAGAACGACGGTGCCTCCCGCAAGAAGTACTGGATTAGGTATAGGTGATTTTTTATTGAATTTTTACGATACAGTCCCGGTATATCCAACACGCGATCAAATAAATAATGGCACACGACGAGTATTGTATTCAAATATTGAAAATCCGTTGAATTCAAGTTGTCCAATAATCTTGGAAAATTTTGACGAGTCTGATAACGTAACTCAAATTTTAGGGTGTGGACATATATTCAATCATGAAAGTTTGATTTCCTGGTTTAGAAATCATGTGAGATGTCCAGTATGTCGTTATGATATTCGTAATTATATACCAAGAAGTCAACCTCTTATTCAAGAAATAAATACGAGTCGACGAACTTCTCCGGATAGGGAGAATGAAGAAGAAGAAGATGAAAATGAAAGTTACGCAGAAAATCAAGAAACGAAACAAGAAGATACACCTGTAAACAATTCAAATGATGACACTCAATCGTCCGGAGGTACTACGTTACATAGTTCGACACCGACTCCGACGAATGATGAACCAGTTTCCGAAGGTGACCTGATAAATAATCTAACAAATATTACTGAAAATTTGATTCAGAATTTATTAAATAATAATCGTCAATCTGGAGGCGCCGGAAGCTTGTTTAATGAAATTGTATATAATTTACCATACATAGATCCATCATCCAATGATATTGTATTTGAAGGATATATACAAAATAATTTTAGAATGTAGATTATACAATCAATAAAAAACAATATAAAAATATCAATAAATATATAATATATAATATATAATATATAATGAATATTGCTTTATCTTTTGTTGGAAAATTACCAGAATATACGGTACATTGTATTCATCAAATTCGTATTTTTTTTCAAGGCGATATTTATTTAATTATAGATGATTTAAATTCTCCTTATATAAATTATATTAATAAATATAATGTTCATATCATTAATTATGATGACGTCATTCATAAGGAATTTAATGAAACTGTTGAAAAAAATCGTAGAAAATTTATGATTGTTCATGGATTAACTGGTCGGGAGCAGTTATTCGTAAGGTCTTTTGAAAGATTTTTTATTTTATATAATTTAATGGTTCAGAAAAATTTAGAAAATTGTTTTTTTATGGAAATTGATAATTTAATATATGATGATCCAAATAAATGGTTAGAGGAATTTTCTAAAAATCGCCTTTGTTATATGTTTAATAATCCAGATCATTGTTCTTCTGGAATCATGTATATTAAAAACAGCTCTGCATTACTAGCATTTATTGATTATTTGATTTATTTTATTAAAACATCAAATGAATTTATGTCAGAAATGACATGTTTAGCAAGATATTATGAATTAAACAAAACAATTGTTCAATTGTTACCGGTGTATTGGAATAAAGCAGGTGTTCATGAATATGCTTGTTCAAACTATTAAAAATATAACAATACAATTTTTGACGCAGCGTCAATAGGTATTTATTTACTTGGTACCGAGCCATTTCATAGTGGTGGTGTGGTGTTATTTAATCAGAAAAATGTATTTAGTTGTAATGACTATACAACTGAACAGTTAGAATGGAAAACAGATGTAAATGGTATTAGATGTCCGTATATTTTAAAAGATGATCAATGGGTATTAATAAATAATTTACATGTTCATTCCAAATTGTTAAAAGGTGGGTTATCATTGCCATTGGATTATACCATAGAATAAATATATAATAACATGTTTGAATCGCATGTTATTATTTTAGTAATAATTATATAATATTTAATTCGTAATTGTAATATTAGACAATGGTTTTGATATAATTGTTCATATATTTTCCAAATTCACAAAGACCTAATTCGGTGTAATGTCCCAAATTATCAGACATGACTTGCTCTTGTGTGTATTGACCTAACGCCTCACGAGGATTAATAAAAGAAATACCGTGTTTTTCGCAAATTTTATCCAATAGACAAACCAAATTGTTTCGCGATTCAATATATTCACCGTCTAATTTTGAATTGTAATGTGACACAATAACCACTTTTCTAGGATACAATAATTTTTGAATTTCAAGTATATCATTTTCGATTTCTTCGTCACTTTGCGTTTCAATTGTATAACTATCCAAAATATGTCGAGGTGTATTATTATTAAAAATGGTCATGCGTTTATCTACGCAAATATGATGTAAAATATAATTATTGTGAATATATTTCTTACGCGAGCATAGTTCAATAAAGAAAACCTTGGTATTGTCGAATTTACATTTATAATGATTATCCATATTTATACCGATACTTTTGTCAATTGCTGTTCTAAAACATAAGGTATTGTATGGTGGAGGAATAGTGATTTCTCCTTTTAGAAAATGAATAAGTTGTAATACTTCTTTTGTCGTATGTGTATAACTAATTAATTCATTTAAATTTGTATTATAATCTACTTTTTTGAAACGACATGTTCCAAATATGGTAACCCATGAGTTTTTTGCTATATGACTGTTATATTTTGAAGTATTTTTTGAAAAGTTAAAAACGTCGGGATTTTCTATAAAACGAAAATGCCGTTGACGTATACTTTCATTAAAATCTTTGTATATTTCTCCCAATTGTTTATATATACTCAAATCGTGTATGACATGTGTATATTTTAATCCAGGTACTACATGGAAATTTAAATCTAATTGTTCAAAGAATAATGTATTCATGAATATAACATCACATGTTGGTGAATTTTGGATATTTGTTGTTTCATTCGATAAATCTAAACATTCAATTAAATATTTATTCATTATATAATTACCCGTATTCATTAGTATTGTATATTGAAAGTATTCACTTCTTGGA